TCTAAAAGTCGAGGGTCTAATTTTGTCTGGCTCATGCGTTGGCCCTCCGGTAAAGTGTAAAGTCACCAGTAATGAAAGTACCTGTTCCGGGTGTGATACGGAAACCCGTGATTACTTCTGCCGTGGTTCGCCAACCTGTCGTTATACTTATATCAGATGAGCCAGCGTCACTATACATACCAGCATTTGCCCTTGCTATACTGATAGCATTAGCAGCAGGATCAGGGATAACCATTTCAGCCGACCATATTTCTCCAGCAGCAGCACCCCCTATATTATTACTTGTAGCCATAGGAATGCCCGTTGTAGGTCCAACGGCTGATCCTGTTATAGTGGTCCTACCAAAGATATACCGAGATAGATAACCAGATGTTTGGTATGTAGGAGTACCACCTGTTCCATACTGAATAATTGGAGAGTTAGCCACAGTCAAATCAGCAGAGTTATCAATGTTATTAGCTACAATCATATAATCATAACCACTGTCAATATTGTTGGTTCCAATATCAATTGTGGATGAAGTAGAGGCGGTTACTGTTTGGACAAACTCCCAACCGCCACTACTAACCGTTACCCACTCAGGAGCCGTTGCGCCAGCGTTCATCGCCAGTTGTTGATTAGCAGCACCCTTCGCCAACAATGTCCAAGCATCAGCGCCCGTACCGTAGATCAATGAGCCTTCTGCGAGAGTTAGGTCCGTTTTAGCTGCCGTGACTGAATTATCCACCGGAACATTCACCGTACCCAAGGCGTATAGCTGACAGGTAAGAACACCAATGCCCGACGTAACGCTAGTGGTCATAGTGATAGCCGTACCAGAGATGGTGTAATCCGTTCCCGGCTCTTGAATACTACCGCCGACGTATACCAGGGTGCCGACAGCCGTTCCTGATCCGTCAAGCGTGTAGCTAGTGCCACCACCAGTGCCGTGGTCTTTCCAAACCGGAGCGTAATTATTATTGCCTACGAGAAAGTTGCTCACGCGTTGGCCCTCCGAAATAATATAAAATCACCAGTAACAAAGGTAGTACTGTCTGGATAAAGCTGGAAGGCTGTAACAGCCGTTGTTGTTTCCCAAGCACCATAGCCATGATGAACAGAGGTTTGCCCAGCAACATCTTGATGCCCCATATGCCAATGAACATACGTTGGATATGTAGAGTTACCGGGATCAAGGATAGTTAGAATTACTGAGCCGTATTCTCCTGCACCAGCACCACCAGTTTGGTTAGCGTCTAACGCTATCTTAGTGTCAGTGCCACTTCCTGTGCCTGTGTCATAAGCAACACTGTTAGCACTAGCTTGACGTTCATGGATATAATTAGTCGCTTGATAGGTGGGAGTTTCACCTGTGCCGACACGGCAGAATATAGTGCCATCAGCAGTATTATCCATGCCAATAGTACATATCTGATAATCATAGCCGGTGGTAAAACCCGTGAAATCTATACTGGAATCGCCATCTGCTGTCTGTCTAGAAACAAACTCCCAACCGCCACCAGCAGCTTGAAACGTAGGCGCTGTCGATCCACCAGTAGACGTTAATACATGACCACTAGTTGTTCCTGTCGGATCAATTAACTCCGGTCCCGGTTTAGTTGCTGTCATGGCTTCTGTCCTCGCAATGCTTTCTTAGCTTCGATCTTATCTCTTGTCACTTGAGCAACAGCCGCCTTTTGGGTGTCAGTCATGGCATCGTAGATGTCTTCAAGTGCGCGAGGAATAACATCATCACTCTCAACCATTGCAGCTTCCCAATCTCTTGTGGGTTGGAGAGCGTCATACTCAGCAGTCCAAGCGTCTTGTTCCGCTTGTGAAGGGATGCCGCCGGGGAACTCAGTAATGATACCGTCCTTGGTTGCCATCCCGGCTTGGTGGTCAAACTTCCAGCCGATTACTGCGCCAATATTACTCATACCGATATCTCCGTAATAGTAATTGAGCTTGCCATCACGCCACCAAACCACCGTCCCGAAGCATGACCGTTAAAGGTGAAAGTGCCGGAACTATGTTGCCCCATACGAACTCGGAAAGTAGTCGATGAGGTTGTTCCAGCGGTCATATAATGATTAAAAACAAAGAACGTATCTCTTGCACCGCCACCATGTTCATTGAAATGTTGAGCAGCCAAAGCACCAGCCGTAGCATCTTGGAAAAGTGCTATAGATGTGTAGTCAGAGTCACCGTCCGGGGCGCCATTACCTACTACTTGAATAAGGAGTTTATTAGTTGCTGATGTTGGGGTAATTGCCAACGTCATAAACTCTCCCCCTTCGGTAATCTGAGGTATAGTGTCATCGTCTGGGAAAACTGTGGTAGTAGTTGATACAGCACCATCCATCACGTTGACCACTTGAACAATTGTACTAGCAACCGCTGTCCAAGCCATATCATCTCTAAGGAATAACGTACCGTTTGGCGTACCAGTAGTCGCCAGCTTGCCAACCGAAACACTCGCATCCGGTACAGTCACACTCGCAACCGTCACCGCAAAAATAGCTTCGATCTTGGCAACACCAGACGGGATCGCAGCGTCAAAAGTTATGACGGCGCCAGACTGACTATATGTATCGTGATGCTGCACTACGCCATCAAAGGTGATAACCACATGGTTTTCAGAGCCAGGATCATCGGTCAGCGTGATCGTAGTGGAAGAGCCAGATGTATATCCAACTCCATCCGTCAGGACATCTACAGTCGGCGTCCTTGTCTGACGCAGACCGGGGTCTGTTCCTACAAGAAATCCAGTCATTACGTTTGCACCAGATAGCTGAGTGAAGCCTCAAGTTTTGAGATAGCCTCCGCCTGTAGGTTTAGTGCATCTCCAGCATTAAGCACAACCTTGCCTTGAAGTAGGTCTAAACTGTCATTTACGGGGATGCTGACTTGATGTGCCAATTCACTATTGGTGCCTGATCGAGTTACGTCTGCTGTAACCCAACAAGCATCTGTCGCGTGAATATTCGCAATCGTTACTCCAATTAACGTAATTGTTTCGCTGCCACCAGCAGTTAACGCCGCTGCTGGACTAGCAGTAACCGCATAACCCTTACCTGTCAATGTGTCTGCCATGTTATCCTCCTATCCTAAAGCTAGCATCAAACCAAGACTACCAGTTGCGGAGATAGTCAATGTTTCAGCACCGCCATCGTTGTTTTCTGTAAATGCAGCTCCTGTTCCCGCAACCAATTTACCGTTAAGATAACCAGCAGTAGTGTCGTTTGAAGAGACTTTACCGGTATCCCCCACACTAGGATTATATGAAATCCACGCAGAGCCAGTATACACCTTCAGTACGTTGCCCGTGGTATTAAAATATAAATCACCCGCATTCAGCGGATCGCCGTCATTGTCCAACGTCGGATCAGACGCCTTCGCACCCAAATAAGTATCATCAAATGTATCTGCACTAGCTGCAGCAGCAGTAGCAGAAGCAGCAGCGGCTGTAGCGGATGTTGCAGATGATGTAGCAGACGTTGCAGATGCTGTAGCAGATGTTGCTGCATTAGTAGCTTGTGTAGTGGCTGTAGTAGCAGATGTTGCTGCGTTAGTAGCTTGTGTAGTGGCTGTAGTAGCAGATGTTGCTGCATTAGTAGCCGATGTTGCAGCCGCTGTGGCAGATGTTGCCGCATTAGTAGCTGATGTTGCCGCATTAGTAGCTGATGTTGCAGCCGCTGTAGCGGATGTTGCTGCATTAGTAGCCGATGTTGCAGCCGCTGTAGCGGATGTTGCTGCATTAGTAGCTGATGTTGCAGCCGCTGTAGCGGATGTTGCAGATGCTGTAGCGGATGCTGCAGATGCTGCAGCGGATGTTGCAGATGCTGTAGCGGATGTTGCAGATGCTGTAGCGGATGTTGCAGATGCTGTAACATTCTCAGATAGACCAGCGGCTGTCATACGTAGTTCAATACGATCACCAGTGGAATACGCGCGTTTAGTTGTGCCCTCTTGCTCCCGCACAACAGTAAAAGTATCTGTAGCCCGAACAGTACACTTAACTATTTCTAGATTATTCGACGTATCAATTAACGTAGCATAAAAATAATTCCCGCCAGTAGGGTTAGGGAACAACGCGCCATCACCACCCGTTACTGAAAGTGTAGTCGCTACATCAGTTATTCCGCTAGCTAATAAGCTAAAGGCATTATTTTTAAATAGTGCTTGCGCCATCTGCTACTCCTTAAGCCCATGCTACTTGCCGAACAGTGGGGGCAGCGCGAACCGCGCCAATATTAGCCCTTGCTCGCCGCTCATTAACCTTAAATATAAATTGTTTTGCGTGATACGCTGCTAGCTCATTATCACTCCAGGTACGCTCTGGCAATGTCAAAAGATGTTGCAGAGCGCCATGTAAGATAGCATCCTCAACGTCGTCCATCACTGCTTCATTCATGCCTGTTGAAGCTCGTGTCGGTCTCTGGGCCACAAACATCTCAATCGTATCTGTACTGTTATCTGGCACTAGAGCTACGTGAAATGTAATGGGGTTTATTTGAGTGATATATTTAGGTGTAGATCGCTCAGCAGTTACACTCGACGGCCACTTAGGATACACCTCATGTAGCCCCTCGAGCGTAATAGAAGTCATATCGTTACCATTAAGGTTCGCTGTAAGGATAGAGTAGACCTCGGCACCTGACTCAGGAACAAAAGCATACTCGTATGTCCCAGCGGTCATAGTAACTGTAGCGTGCTTATAGCGCCATGCTCCGGCGCGCTCGCATACGTCGATTGCTGCAGCCCGAATATAGTTTAGGATAACAGGCTGCGGACAACCAGGAGCGCTGGGAGCGACTCTATCGACAAGATCAGAAAATAGTCGTGTAGCCATTATACTACCTCAATCTGAAGAGGTTGCCCAGCGTTCTCAGTATCAGTCACTGGTAACGAAGCTGTGGTAGCACCAAGTTCAGACATAAATAGATCCATGTACATCTTAGCTCTTCCAGAAGTTACGTGCTCATTGTCGATAGACTCTGCCAAGAACACTATAATATCTATCAATGCAGGTATATACGCATCTGGAAGCAGCGTAACAGTCGTAGAACTGTCGTAAGTAGGCGGTACTTGGGAATACTCAACATTTAATACCTGAGCCGCAGGAGCTTGGGGATAGATAAAAAATTTATTAGGATTCCGAACATGCCGCATCCAGTTAATAGCTGCAGCTTCAGCGGTATTTACCCATGCAGGGATAGTCTGGTCGAGAACTTCACGGTCTGCCTCAACCAGTCCTGTACCCCCAACAATAGAGTACACTTCAATAATACGAAGTGAGTCACTAGGAGCATCCTGCATGACCTCTCCTTGTGTACACGTTACAGTACCGACATAGGAAAATAGATCAGGACGCAATAACTGAATACGCCGTAACCCCTGGTTACAGAGGTCAAGCAAAAACGCATCACTATAGCGATACGTAACCGTTTCATCTTGGATAATACGGCGTACTGAAGTTATTATGTCGCTGAGTATCATTTCTTCCTACCGCCTGTAGCGGTAATCTTCATACCAGTAGATTTCTTCTTTTTGGGCTTAGCCTCTTCTACCACTTTTTCGTCTGTATAGAGGTCAAGATTAGATTTGCGGCCTTGCTGCTTCTTAGGAATATGCTTTCCGGGGAAAGCAATTTCCTCAGGAACTTCTTCTACAGCAGGATTCTTAGCAAGAATCTCATTGTAGTTGTAAATTGTGCCGTCTTCTATATGCCGAAGCCAGCGACCCGGTACACCCATGATAGCCATGATGCCCTCCTAAAGTAAAGGTGGGGGGCTAGTATAATGCTAACCCCCCAACCAATTACGAGCAATCGACTAAGACAGCCCAAACACGCATTACTGAGGCATCCTGCGGAGCAGTCAACATCAGCAAATCGAGAGTGTCAGCCGAAGCATTATAGCAACCGGCAGCACGAGTAACAGAGAGTGTTCCAATACCAAGTTCACTACCGACAGCGTTAGCATCAGCGCCGTCAATCCAAGCATCAACATCCCCACCAGTATAGCCTAAGTCAACAGTACTGGCTGTACCATCTGCCGTGGTTACATCAATGCCCGCCGCCAAGATAAGAGTCTTAGCAGGAAGGTTAATTACTTCAAGCGAATCACCGGTAGAGAAAGCAGTAGCTCCTGCAGCGGAGCGCGCAGTCGTGATCGCAGCGAAATCGAGATCAACAGACACGCAATACGCCTTCGGCGCATTATCACGATGCCCGGCGGAACCGCCTTTGTTAAACCCAATAGTATCTGTATAAGCAGCCATGATTAATTCTCCTTCTGCTTACGCGATTGTGATAATGCCAGCAGTTATGGCTTCAGGTTTAACAACCTTATAACCATACACTTGCAAGCCACGAATGATGTCCCCGAAGGTCGTTTCGGAACGCAGGGTTTCCATGTTGGTCATCTGCGAAGCGAAGGTCAAACCCTTCTTATGACCGGCGAAGATGGTGAACTCACCAGCAGCGCCAGTCGCGGACAGCGGAAGATTGTGCGACACATAAAGAGTGAAGCGATCAATCATGCCTAAGCGACCATTACGCAATGGCGAAGAGCCGTCACCGGTAATGGAAGCATCTTTCAGATCAGACTGCTTTATCAGCCCAGCCATTTTAGCAGGGATGAGCATCCAGCGATCTTGTTCTGGGACATTAGCTTCATCAAGAACCGTACCGTGGTTAATGATTTCGGCTAGAACATTGGAAGTAGTCAAAGCATTTGGCGTACTTGCAACACCCAAATCAATCGCAAGGGTCTGTGCACCGGCGGTCAAACCTTTATTAGCGGTAGGAACGTCGGTAGCAATATTACCGAGAACATCGGTATCGATGGTGATCTTCATACGCTCGGAAGCGTCCTTAGACCATGAGTCCATCATGGCGATGTCCGCCTGAACCTGATCAACGTCATCTTCAACAGCAGCGAAATACTTGCCTTTGTCAATGAGAAGTTGCAACTTAGGCTTATCAGGATTCTCGACAGTTAAAGTTTGACCCTTAACATAATCGTTAATCGTCAACTCAGGGGTCGTACGGATATTAACCGTATCACCATGAGCTTTAATCTCACCTTCGTAGTCGGTGTTAGCGATAGCCGCCAAGACGGTGGCATCATAGAAGTTTTCAATGAGTTTCCCACTCCAAATCTCCGGAATGAAATTCCCAGTATAGGCCGGATGACCTACTGATGTTGCGAAAGCCATAATTTAGCTCCTTTTACTACGCGTTAACAATACGACCATCGCTTTGTGCTGCGAATATGTCGCGCTCGATTGTGTCACGCTCTTCCTCCTTCCCTTTGTATGCACCGGTACGAACATCATCAAAGAATTGAGAGATGTCCTGCGGTGTATACGTTTTCTGCTTGTTGCCTGCAGGGGTACCGCTATTGCGGGACTTGCCTGGGGCAACTTGCTTCTCAAGTTCAGAGTTGGAAGCGCTCCGATTGGGCTGAGCCTCTGGCGTACCGTTAACCTTTTGCCAAGCTACGAAGAAACTTGCTACCCGCTGAGCGTCCATATTACGCTGGGCGTCTTCAAGGTAAGTTTGCCGTGTAAGCCCGGAAAGGGGATCAACCTCCAACAACCAGGACTGAAAGCCCTGGTCCTCGTTGATATTTTTCCAATCCGGAACTGTCGTGGCTAGGTCTGACCAGAAAGCCTGCTCAACACTCTGCTCCTGCTG